TCTGACATGTTCAATACTGCTTCAACAAAAGATTTTATATTTTCTTTACCTTGGCCTGACTTAGCTATACCCATAAAATATAGTGAAGCAAAGTTGTTCATATTAGTGCGGTATAATCTGCCACAGCTGACACTTGCTAGTGCAAGAGCACCCACAACGGAAAGCTCGGGTTGTGATACTTGTGCAAGCTCTTCGCAAAACTTAAACATGTCTTTTAGTATGCCAGGTGGATTAAATAAATCTTTTGGTGGTGTTACTTGTTCTTTGGTATTGGTGAATAATGGTGCTCTTTGATTTTTTCTGTCATGCGTTTTTTTTACATTATCAACCACAGAATTTATCTCTGCTTGCGACAAAGGCGGTTGATTTTGCGTGTTCCAAGATTGCATAAAAAACTTTGCAAATTCTAGATTTAAATTTTTTGAAATTAAATAACCAGCTAACCTTGCAGCTTGATCATTTCTTGAGCCCTCGTTTACGCCGTCTAATGAAAAGGGTGCAGTCACCATCTGGCCGTTATTGTTTTTGCTGTTCCCTGTTATCTGTTCCCATTCTTTTTCTGTAAAATCAGGTAGATCATCAAAGTCATGTATGTCCCATTCGGGTATAGTTTGTGGTTTGTATAAATTACCGTTGGCGTGTTTATTATAGGGAGCAATAATTAAACCACCGTCTCCTCTAATATCAATCAATCTTTCTATTGGAGTATCATTAGTTCTTTTGGTTGCAAAGGTAGTAAAGTTTTCAGGGTTGTTATAGTAATAGTGCATGCCCTTTCCTGTTACAACTTTGAAAGGAGAGGGGGGCAGGTTGTTATCAACCCACCCCATAGCTTCAGGTGTATCAGCATCAACAACAATAAATTGACCGCAAATAAGTGCCACAACTAGATCGTCACGATCTTTAAACCACTCAATAACAGTCTCTCTTTTGGGCCTTTCTGTTTTGTATTGATGCCAACCACCCAAAAAAACTGGAGGCTTTTTTGATTGCCTAAGTAATGGTACTACTGAAAGACCCTCGTCGTAATAAGCTAACGCTAGATCGAGAGGCTTCTCGTCTTCTGTAAGATTTAGGTTGAACATTCAGCAATAATATCTTCGAGATTACCATATATGGATTCAAAATCTAACTTCCCTTCGGATGCTCGAATGATTAATTTTGCTTGATCGACGGATGGTTGCCTATGGCCATAACGCCAGGCTTTTATAGAATGTATAGAACAATTGAATAAATTAGCTGCTTCTTTATTGCCAATAAATTCTATATATTGTTTTAAAGAATATCTTTTCACTTCTCTCTCCTTATATTTTGGTTGTATATTTATAGCTTCCAGTTTTTTCAAAATTGTAGTGGATAACACTTTATTTCTAAAGTAATAGTTTGCTAGCCAAGTCGGTTTCTTTTCCATATATTTACAAATTGAAACTATCTGTTTTACAAATAGTAGTTTATGTTATAATATATGTCAATATTAATTTAATAGGAGAAATGATATGTCTTTTAAAGATAGAATCGTTAGCCCTGATTCTTGTGTGAATCAACAAGGGGTGAAGATATTAGTATATGGAGCTGCAGGTGCTGGTAAAACAACGCTTTGCGGGACTGCTCCAGGTAAAAAACTGATGATTGATATGGAGTCTGGTTTGCTTTCAGTAAGAGATAGCCAGGACATAGATGTTATTCAGGTGAAAGAAGCAAAAGAAATTATAGAAATTTGCGAAGCACTTAAAAATGGTGAATTAGTTTACGATACTGTATGCTTAGATTCCATTTCAGAGATGTCAGAGATACTTCTTAATTTTGAAAAAGCAAGACACAAGGATCCAAGAATGGCATATGGTAACGTGCAAGAAACATGTACAAATGTCATGAGGGCCTACAGAGACTTACATATGCACGTAGTTTTTGTTTCTAAAATGGAAAAAATGAACGTGGATAATGTAATGCAATACGAACCAAAAATGGTTGGTACAAAACTAGGGCAATCTATCACATACTTTTTTGACGAAGTGTTAGCACTTAGAGTCATTGAAGAGCAGGATGATGAAGGTACCTTAGTAAAAAATAGATGGCTACAGACTGATGTTGGCCAAGGCTATACAGCAAAAGATAGGTCAGGCAAGCTTGATGGCTTCGAAGCACCTAACTTGACTAGCATAATAGATAAGCTAGGTTTTAAAACTCAAATCATAGGAGGAAATGATGAGTGATTTTGATGGTGTACAGTGGTTAGAAAATATAACTAAACCGCCAGTTGTCGAGAAAAAAGAAATTGCGCCGCCAGGTGTACATAGTGCAAGAGTCATTACCGCTGAGAAATATAAGTCTCAGTCAGGTAATTGGACAGTAAGAGTTGTTTATGAAATAAATAACGGTAATAACAGAGATCATGTTGAGTTTTACTCATTATGGTCTGCTAGCGAAGAAGCAAAAAGAATCTCTAATGAGATGTTTACGCAACTTTGCAAAGCAACAGGTTTTAAATCTTTTCCTAGTGACGTACATTCACTTGTCAACAAAACACTTGACTTGGGCTTGTATCATAAAGAAGAGACTTGGACTAATAACGAGGGTGAGGAAGTTAACTCAAAGAAAACAAAGATTGGCGAGTATCTAAGCGCAGTTAGTCCAACAGCACCTAGTGGAGATAAACCTAAGTCCCCCCCGATACTATAGGTTGGGTGTTGTAAGGGGTTCTGATGAACCCCTTTTTTTTATCTATAATTTAGTCTAGTATATACACATCCATTCTATATCAATTCTCCGAATGGTTAAATTTATAGTGTATATAAAAAGGGAGCCTTGCGGCTCCCTTACTTTACGAGATTAAATGAAAAATTAAATATTTATTTAATTATCTAAATATTCTAACAATAACTCTAATGTATGTATAGCTTTCTTAATATCCGCAGATCCGTTTTTTAATCTGCTTCTAGTGATGTAGCTGATAGCTTCAGATTCTAAATTGTTAAGATTGTTTTTATAACAATATTCTGCAGGCTGTATGGCAAGCTTCTTATAATGATCGCCACCTACCTGACGTTTAGAAGCTTTAGCATCTATCTGCTTATCCCAATTTTGATCTGTCAAATCGTCTTGGTAATTTTCAGGTTTTATTTTATCTATACTCATAATTCTATCTCCACTAATTCTGGTGTGTTATAAGTGGTAGGTAAGTTTCTACCTTCTATAACGGATTTATATTCGCCCAACAATCTGTCAAGCTCTAGCCACCCAGCATCCATATCTTCATGTTTCATCTTGAATACCTTGGAGGCATAGGGGTGTTTCTTTTCTTGTGCCACAAATAAAAAGTCTGCCACGGTAAAGCCTGCTTTTTCAAAGGCTCTTTTATACCAAGCTGCTTGTAATTCATATTGATATTTTTTTACTGAACCTACAAAAGCTGATGGTTTGACCGATTGAGTAGTTTTGTAATCTACAAGAATAATTGTTTTATCATCATAAGTCCCTGCTAAAGGATAACGCAACATATCAGACTTAACTTTACACAGCATGTCATCCTCCCACCAAAACAAAGCTACTTCTGCAGGCTTAACAAAAACCCCAGGATAGTCTGTTTCTGTTGGGTTTAAAGCACAGTCGCCATAAATACCTAGACTGTTTTTCATCTTATATATAGTTTCTCTGTCTGTTGTATTAATAACAGTCAAGCCTCTTTTTTCATAATCTCTTTTGAGATCCTTGTTAGCCTGACTGTAAGGAGAACCGACTAAACAAGCTACTTCTTTATTGAAAACACTTTCACCCTCTACTATCAAAGCATGAGCGGCAGATCCAAAACGTAGTGCGTGTGAATCTTCCATCTCTTCTTGCAAAGCATGGACTTGTGATTGTCCAAATCTTCTAATGGTTGATGAAGATATGCCTGGTGAGTTGTGGTAAAAATCGTTAGGCATATCAGGAAAGTAATAAGTGTCACCTAAAACAACGTGATCTAATTCTTTCAAAGTATCAGGTAATTCGTTCATCCTGTCCTCCTAACATTTTTTGCCCAAGTTGCAGTAGGTTTAACAATCTCTTCATATTCGTAGCCAAATTCATTTAAAAGTTTAACAAGAGCTGGATACCCAAATCTTCTATCAACCTTTATTATATCTCCTACTTTTAAGCTTTTTACTTTGTCGTGCAGTTTCTCATACATCTTTTGTTTTGCCATCCTTTACTCTATCAAACATATCAGTAATATGTTGTCTTTCTTCTACAGGTAACGTATTAATAGTACGTATAAGTTCGAGGACAGCGGTAGTTGCATCATGCATAGACTGTTCCCATTCTTCGACTGGTGACAGATTTTGTGGGTCTGTCGGTAAATTTTTATGTATATCTTTCATAATATTGACATTATATACGAATTAGGTATATGATGTCTACTAACAGTATAAATAAGGATGGATTATGTCTAGAATGTACAGAGAATTTTGCGATAGAGTGCTTGACGATCCTAAACGTCATGATGCCATAGATGAGGCTTTCAAGATGGGTTGGGATAGTTATGAAGAACTTATCGGGAATTATAGTAAGTGTCATCTGAAATACAAAGGGTTTGCTGTAAAGCATCCTGAGATGGAAGTTGATATTTTAGTTACTGATTATGACTTAGATGCCTACAGGTATGGGGTCTAATTAGTTTAAGTCGTGTATCTCAATTGATTCTCCTTGAGGTAGTAGGTAACAGAGCGACCTGGCGACGAAACGCTCTGCTTAATTTGGAGGATAATAATGATAAAAGGTATAGGTATAAATTTAGAATTTGAAAAAAACGTGCCCTTTCCATTAGAGAAAAGGCGTAGAAAAGATCGACCAGCTACGGCAAAAGACCTAATTTGTTTATGGATCGAGAACGAAGGCGAGGCTGGTGACAGTTTTAAAGTACAAGGTAAAAAGCTTAGAACTAATGTTATACAACATTTTAACGCAGAATGGCGGCCTGACAACAAGGGTTATACTAGGAGACTAAGTTACAGAACAGTTGACGCAAAGCAAGAGATTTACCGTATATGGATCGTAGAAATAACACGGTACTACCGAAGAGCAGATGGATCCTGGGATACTACAGGCCCAAAAAGAGAACATCAAAAGATACGGACACGAAGATGATATAGAGGTACCAAATTATTTAGCAAATAAATGTCGGGTTTATTATTGTCAGACTTTTGTCATAGAGGGCGTGACGTGGGAAACCTTGATAAACAAAGGGCTAAGGTATTTTTGCATTTTTTTCATTTTTGTCAGGGGAAGAGAGACTAATATACTTATAAATATACAAAGAACTTGACAGCCTAAGTCGGGTTCGCTAAGATCGGAACTTATACATATATAGGATATGTAGGGCTAGCCACATCTAAAGGGCTAGATATAGCCCATCTACTTTACATCTACACAAAGTATCATCTAGTATAAGCACATATGAAAGAAGAACAGTCGGGCTTTGAGCCTATCCTGGATGAAGCAGAAGATCCAGCCATAGAGTTTTTTAATCTATCCAACAAACTTAATCGTATGCAGCGTATCTTTGTCTGGAAAGTTGTCAATAATCCCCAGATGTCGTATGTCGAATGTGCTAGGAAGTCGGGGTATAAAGACGCTAGGCAGTCGGCCTATAAGCTACTCAAACATCCTGAAGTAAAGAAAGAGATTAATTATCTCCTGGGAGAAGTTCGTAAGAAGTATGAGTTGAACCAGGATCGGGCTGTCAAAGATTTGTACGACATTCGGGACAAAGCCCTAGAGTCGGGTTCATTTAATGCGGCAATCGCCGCTCAGAATAGTTTGCTTAAGGTTGGTGGCTTGGTGGTAGATAAGAAAGAAGCCTTCCT